ATACATAGAAGAGTCTAAGAAAAATTTAAAAGAAACAATAGATAAAAGAAATAAAAAATTTGGTGATAAAGGAGACATGGGAAATGTTTTTCATTCTACATCGTTAATAGGAGATCCTGCTTTTTTAGAAATACAAAATTACATAGGAGCAACATCACATAACTTATTAGGTGAAATGGGCTTTGATTTAAGTAACTTTGAAATATTTACTACAGAATTGTGGGTACAAGAATTTGCAAAAAAAGGTGGTGGACACCACACATTACACACTCATTGGAACGGACATATGTCAGGTTTTTATTTTTTAAAAGCTAGTGACAAAACATCGATGCCATTGTTTGAAGACCCAAGAGCAGGTAATGTTATGAATTTACTACCAGAAAAAGATAAGACAAAAATAACTTATGCTACATCACAAGTGCATTATAAAGTTCAACCTGGTCGTATGATATTTTTTCCATCTTATATGCCTCATCAATACATAGTTGATATGGGGTACGAACCATTTAGGTTTATACATTTTAACTGTCAAGCCATACCGAAAGGAGTATTGAATGTCATTCAAAAAAAATAAATACAGTGTTTTAAAAGGAGCTATTTCTGAAGAAATAGCAGATTTTTCTTACGGTTATTTTTTAAATAAAAGAAAAGTAGCAAGATTTTTATTTGATCAAAAATATATATCACCGTTTACTGATTATTGGGGTGTATGGAATGATCAACAAGTTCCTAATACATACTCTCATTATGGAGATTTAGTAATGGAAACTTTATTACAAAAAGTAAAACCCGTAATGGAAAAACACACAAAATTAAAGTTAAGCGAAACGTATTCTTATGCAAGAATTTACAAAAAAGGAGATGTTTTAGCTAGACATAAAGACAGGTATTCGTGTGAAATATCTACAACTTTAAACCTTGGAGGCGATCCATGGCCCATATATTTAGATCCTACAGGTAGAAAAGGACAGGCTGGAATTAAAATAACTTTAGATAAAGGAGACATGTTAATATATTCTGGTTGTGATTTAGAACATTGGCGAGAAGAATTTACTGGTAAAGATTGTGGACAAGTATTTTTACATTATAATAGAAAAGGCTCTAAGCTAGCTAAAGAAAACGAATTTGACAAACGTCTTTTTATAGGACTACCTGCTTGGTTTAAAGGCTTTACACTTCCTAAAAAATAGTCTATACATTAGGCTTGCAGGGGGATGATCCACCACAGATTCCCTCTGCTTTAAATCTATTGAAATCATTCACAATCTGATATAACACCTAATAAACAGGTTTTTTATATGCTACAAAAATTAGGTTTTGCCCCAGGTTTTAACAAACAAGTCACAGAAACAGGAGCCGAAGGGCAATGGTTTGATGGCGATAATGTACGTTTTAGATATGGGACTCCTGAAAAAATAGGAGGGTGGCAACAATTAGGTGAAAGCAAATTAACTGGTGCCGCTAGAGCCGTTCATCATTGGGATGATAATGCCGGTATTAAATATGCGGCTATAGGTACAAATAGAATTCTTTATGTGTATTCGGGTGGAACTTATTATGACATACACCCTATTAGAACAACTTTAACAGGGGTAGATTTTACTAGTACTTCTTCTTCAAAAATTGTTACGATTACATGCACCGGGGCTCATGGATTAGTTGAGAACGATATTGTTTTATTTGATAATGTAACTGGATTATCGGGATCAAGTTTTTCAAACGCTACTTTTGAAGACAATAAATTTATGGTAACTTCTGTTACTACTACTACAACCTTTACTATTACAATGGCTTCTCAAGAAACAGGGTCGGCATTGACAAACGCTGGATCAGCATCCGTTCTTTGTTATTACAATGTTGGACCAGCTTTACAATTAGGAGGTTATGGTTGGGGTACAGGATTGTGGGGTGGTACAGCTTTAGGACCATCTACTACAACTTTAGCATCTAGTATTAATGATACGGTAACAGATATTCCTTTAACTAACTCTTCTGCTTTTCCATCATCAGGAGAAATTAGAATAGGGACAGAGGATATAAGTTTTACAGCAAACAATACTACAACAAATATTTTAAGCGGTGGAGCAAGAGAAGTTAATGGAACAACTAAAGCATCTCACACTGGAGGAGATACGGTTACAAACATTTCTGGTTATGTTGCATGGGGAGAAGCATCTTCTTCTGACTTTACTATTGATCCTGGAATGTGGATATTAGATAACTATGGTACAAAATTAATTGCTTTAATATACAATAGTTTTTGTTTTGAATGGGACGCAGCTGCAACTGGTGCTGTTAATACAAGAGCTACCTTATTAGCAAATGCGCCTACTGCTTCACGTCATGTATTAGTTTCTACACCCGACAGACACTTAGTATTTTTTGGAACAGAAACAACAGTAGGTAATCAAGCAACTCAAGACGATATGTTTATAAGATTCTCTTCTCAAGAGAGTATAGATCAAACTACATCTTATACAGTTAGAGCGGATAACACCGCAGGTACACAAAGGCTTGCCGACGGTTCTAAAATTATGGGTGCCATAAAAGGTAGGGATGCCATATATGTATGGACCGATACCGCATTGTTTCTTATGAAATTTGTAGGACAACCGTTTACTTTCTCCTTTGAACAGGTGGGAACTAACTGCGGATTGTTTGGTAAAAATGCTTGTATTGAAGTCGATGGTTCTGCTTACTGGATGTCTGAGAATGGATTTTTTACTTACGATGGTCAATTAAAATCTATGCCTTGTTTAGTAGAAGATCATGTTTATGATGATATTAACGCTACATCTAGAGATTTAATTAATGCAGGATTAAATAATTTGTTTGGAGAAATAAATTGGTTCTATTGTACAAATGCTTCTGATGTTGTTAATAGAGTTGTTACTTATAACTACTTAGACTCAAGTCCTAAACGACCTATATGGACAACAGGAACTTTGCCTAGAACAGCTTGGCAAGACTCAGCAGTTTTTGATAAACCTCACGCTACATACTATACTTCAACTGATGATGTGTCTTTTGATGTTACAGGTAATACTGACGGAATTACAATATACTATCAACAGGAAACAGGGACCGATCAAATTAATGCAGGAGGTGTGGTAACAGCTGTAATTGGATCTATTACTTCAGGTGATTTTGATATTACTCAAAGAAGAAACCCTACGGGACAAGTTGTAGGTATGCCAGATATAAGAGGCGACGGAGAATACATTATGAGAATTAGCAGATTTATACCTGATTTTATTAGTCAAACAGGAAACACTGCAGTTAAATTTAAAACAAGAATATATCCAAATAGTAATGAAGTTACAACTACGTTTAGTTGTAACTCGACTACAACTAAAAAAGATGTTAGAGTGCGTGCAAGACAAATTGCATTAGAGATTGCCAATACCGCAGCTAGCGAGGATTGGAAACTTGGCACATTTAGGTTAGACATACACCCAGGAGGAAGAAGATAATGGCTACTGACCAAGAGATACGAGACGCAGGTTTTAAATATATTCCACAACAAAAATATTTATTAAACCCTTTTGTAATACCAACAACCGATGATGAAAGCGGAGACGGTGGCGGTGGCGGTGGTATTGTTAACACAGATGCTTTTAATAATAACACTAATATTTTTGCAGGTTATGATGACAAGATAGGAGCTCCTGGTGCTTATCCTTTTTTAAATATGAGTCAAGCAGATTTTAATAAACAATTATTTGAAACAGGTCCTTACGCCGACCCATACGCACAAACAGACTACAATAAATTTCCTATGGCAGATCCATTAAATCAAAAAATAGTAGACAAGCTTAGAGAAGATAGAAACCTAGATGCTACATATACAAATGAAGAATTGATTAATATGTATGGTAATCAAAATTTTAAAGGTGGCATGTTTGAAGACGAAGAGGAAGAATTCAATTTTATGGATTACCTACCTTTTGTTGGAAGTAAAAGCGCGTTTCAAGGAATTATGGGTGCACTTCCAAAACAAGATTCTAGGTTTACAGATATTAGAAGTTATTATGGAGGAAGAGATAATTTAGATAATATTGGAAGAATACAATCTGGATTAATGGCAGGATATAATCCTGTATCAGGTGGTCTTTTAAATATGATAACAGGTGGTAGATACGGAAGTCCTACAACATACGGTTTACAAAGAGCTTATCAAAAAAGAATAGACACAATTAATAAAACATTAGCTAGAAAATATGCTGATGGAGATTACAGTGATACTGAATTAGATGAGAGAAGAGATAAACTTGAAGCAGAAAAAGCAGCTGAACTAAAAGCACTTCAAACAGCACAGGCTAAAAAAGATTACAATACTATTCAAGATGCTTATGCTAAACAAACAGGGGATCGTTACAAAGGCGGAGATGATACTAGAGCAGCTAGATCAACAGGCAATTATCATGATCCATTTGATCCGGGGCATGCAGACTAATGGCTAAGATAGTAGAATCATTAACAAGAGCAGAAGCAGAATACAATCAGTCTAACCTACAATCTTTAGTTAGGGATCTTGATTCTGTAATTACCAAATTAAACACTTCGTTTCAAGACGAAGTCAAACAAGAGATAGAAGCTAAAAGTTTCTTTTTAGAATAATGGCAGTAGTAAACCAATATAAATTTTACGGTAAAACAACCACCGCTGCTGAGACAGTGACGTTATTATCACCAGGAGTTAATGAAACTATTATTATTAAATCTTTAAGAGTTACAAATAAATCAGGTTCTAATACACCTAATGTAACAATTAAAAATAATGCATTTGAGATCGTTGATACACAAACATTATCTACAGCAGCTAGTGTAGAAATATTAACTTTACCTTTAATTGTAGAAGGGGGAACCACTCTACAATACGTAACAGCTGGTACTGTTTCTGATGGTGTAGTGTTTGGTATTAGTTATCTCAATATATTAAAGGAGAAAACAGACTAATGGAAATAAAAGACGCAGAAGTAACAACAACATATAGACATAAAAAAACTGGTCAAATTTTTAAGGAAAGAAAAGACTGGGAAAGTAAAGGTTTTAAAGAAGAAGAGATGGCTCAAGACGTTCACGTCATGATGCCGCCTCTTGATTTAGAAGGAAAAACAAAGTAAAACGTAGGATTAAGGTAAAATTATGGCAATATCTAGATCACAACAACCCCAACAAATGCAAGCAGGACT